CAATTGAGCTATGAAGCCAAAACGACTCTAAACAAAACCTACTTTCTAGAATTTCAGTAATGACCGCATCCATTTTTGTGTCCGTGAGTCTTTGCTGCCCCACCTGGACTCGAACCAGGAACTTACAAGTTAACAGCTTGTCACTCTGCCAATTGAGTTATAGGGCATTGTCTAATTTAAATAAGCCACTTTACTACAGGGCAGCAAGGGTCTCCGCCCTCTTCCCAATCTGCTTCTTCTTCTGCGGTCATATAATTATCACCGTCATGGGTCATACAGAATCCCTCTGTAATCCATCCCTTTTCAATACCGATGTGCAGCCACTGGACTGCTTCTTCAATTTCTTCTACTGAGAAATCTTTGTGTTCAATAGTCATAATGAAAACCCTCTCTAGGTTGTATATTTATTATACAGTATCTAAAGAGGGTTGTCAATTACTTCTTAGTTTTTGGTGTTTCTTCTGCTACATCTTTAAGTGCAACTGTTTGACGGAATGCAGCATCAATTTCTGCTCTGCTTAATTTACCGTCTTCAAGGAATGCAAGGGATAGTAGTTCTACAACTTTGGCTACAGCCATAATACCACCCATAGTGGCACTGAACCAAATAGGAATATCAAGACCACTAACCTGACCTGCTACCGAACCTGCACCAATAACTCCTAGGGCTGATGCTACAAATGTAGCAATAATACGTCCAACAACGTTTATCAATAGTTTCATTAGTCTTCCTCCTTTTCTGCTGCGTTTCTTAGTGGGTAGGTAATAATCCATAGACCCATCGTGCCCAGAATTGCCCAGCCTACTACATCTTTTGCTGAACCCTCAAGGACTAGCCATGCAACGAACATACCTAGAAGGGTCCAGGCTTGACCTAGCATATCATTTAAAAATTTCTTCATATTAATTCCTCCTTCTTGATGTTCCACCAGATGAACCACCTGTTAATGCTCCACCTGATGCTGGTGCTGCTGCTGTTAGGGCTGCCCCTGTAGCTGCGTTGACTGCTGCTCCAACAGCAACAACTGCTGTTACAACAATCTTTTTAGATTCTTCTCGTATTTTTGGAGACATATCGGCTCCAACGTTACCAATAAAGTTAATTGCATCCACAAGAGCTGCTGCTCCTGGAATGGCTGCTAATTCTTTTGAGATTACAATGTCGTCTGCCTGGGCTACTACAAATAAGGCTGCAAGTGCCTGTTCATATTCTGGTGAGCCTTGCTCTGCTGTTTCAAATATTTGCATTGCTGCTTCTGTAAGTTGTTTTACCTGTGCTTCTGTTAGATTTGTTGCGACTACCGCTTCTAGATTAACCTTTGTTAGGTCTTCAATAATCTCTGGTATGTTTGGGTCTCCAGTTGGTTTAGGGGTTGGGTTTGGCTCTGGGGTTGGTTTTGGCTCTTGTGTAGGTTCTTCTGTTGGTTTAGGTTCTGGCTTTGGGTCTATAATTGGAATTTCTGGATTTGGAAGATTAGTTAATTTTTTAATTGCATTAGCTAGTAATGCGGAAGCACTAGAAACCACTCCTTCTTGTGCAATTATTTTTGTTGTGACTGATTGTGCTCTGACTATAATTGATTCTACTTTTTGTGTAGCAGTTGATAACTGTATTGTTTTTGTATTTAGATTTGTTTCAGTTTGTTGTTTAATTTTAGTTTCATCATCTAATGCATTTTGTAATTGGTCAACTAATGTTATTGTACTATCTATGTCTGTCCTTACTTGAGTTAGATTATCTTTAAGCAATTCTAATGCAAGGTTTGCCGATGTTAGGCTAGATTGATTTTGAGCCACTACTAATTGTTGTTGTGCACAAGATACCCTGGCTTCTTGTAATGATATTTCTGCTTTATTTATTAATTCATCTGAGCTAATTATGCCCCTATTTGCATCAATTTTATCTTGTTCTGATTGTGATAAATCTTTTTGTTTTGTTTGCCAAATAGAAACTGCAATATTGTATTCATCTATTGCATTCAAATATGCTGCATTTGTAGTAGATGAAGTTGTAAGTGATTGAGAATAATTTGATTGTGCTGTTGTTAGTAAAGATTGTTTTTGTTGTAATATTGATAATAATGCTGGGTCTTGTTGATATGTAGGCTGGGCTGGTTGATTCTTTGTAAGCCAAGATGCTGGTACAATTCCCCAATTTGTTTGTGAAGAATAATACAAGAAGTTACAAGCTCCTCCACCATGCTCATACATCCATGCATCAATTGCATATGAGCGTCCTGCTTGTAAGGTAAAGTTATTACTCCACCAACCACCGCAACCTTTGAGTGTCCAGTTATCATTAATAACCATGTTATCCAGTGTCATGTACCATCCATCGTCAACATTAGCAAGGAATTGATAATTCATTGTTTCTGGTACTGTTAAGTAGCCTGTGTAGTGAATAAGGATGTTGTCTCCTCCACACCCCTCAATGTCTCCGCCACCCCAGTCTTTATTTATTTGTGTAACTGTTATTGTTTTGCAATATGTGTATGCACTTTCTGAACGAGTTGGATAGTTTGGTGTAGCATTTTTATAAATTTTTGCCTGTAATCCATAAACTGTTGCAGGTGAATTTGCTGGATAAACAGCAATAAGATTATTATTATAGTTAGCCTGTGCAACATCTACAGCATTTTGAGCACTTGTAAGTTGCTGAAGTTTTGTTTGAACATCTGCTAATGACTGATTGTATATGCTTGATTGGTTGTCAACTGCGATTCCTTTATTTTGAACATTTGTAACTGAAGTATTATAGTTTAATAATGCAGAGTTATAGGCTATGTTTGCTAAATTAAATTCATTTTCAAATTGTTGTTTTTGTAAGTTAAAATCATTTACTCTGTTCTGAGAATCAATTATGCTTTGTGTAGCATCATTTAGCTTTTGTGTTTCTGCTTGTAGTGTAAGTGTCTTTGCTGTTACCACCGAAGATTGAATAATAATTTGATTAGAAATAGTTTCTATACTGTTTTGCTTATTTTGAAGATTTAGTTTAGCATTTTCTAATTGAGATAAAGCAGATTGAACAACAATTGATTGCTCTTCATTAGCAGCAACTGCTGCATTGAGGTCTACTTGAGTTTGGTCTACAAGGTTCTGTGAGGCTTGTAGAGACATTTGTAGTTCATTCTTAGATATATTTAGGGCATCTAATTCAGATTGCTGTATTTCTAATTCATTTTGTGCTGTGGCAATTTCTGCTTGTGCAGAAGCAACTAATGCATCATATTCTGCTTGCGTTATTGCATAGGCAGGTGATGAATAGGCTAGGGGTAAAAGCAATAATAAAATTGCTAGGGTTGAATTTATTAACTTTTTGATTTTCCTGTTCTCCTCGTTGAACATTGTTCAACAAATTTATTATAGCACGTTATTCATAAGACAGGTTTTGGTTTTGATTGTTGGGAGCCATTCTAGTTTGATTATTATATTTATTTATACTTAATCTTTGTTGGCTTTTCAGTAAATTTCGTGGTCGTCGCAAGTGTAGGTGTTGACTTTTTTCCATATGAAATGGTTTCCAGTTGCGATTAACCATGAAACTCCATATTGAAATTATAACATATTAAATTGGGTCAAGTAGTCTTTGGCATCTTCTACAGTTTTTTGTTCAAAGACAATTGTATTTTTAGGAAGTTCTATTTCTGATTTATTTTTTCTATCTCTAAAGGTATGAATCTCTACCTCTTGATTGGTGTTTCTTGGTGTGTGAGATAGTGCTCCAAATACAGCACCGCAAACAGCATCAGCTAAGTCCTTGGAAGATTTACGAGGGTGGTCTACACGGTTGTTCTTTACAATTTTAAGTTCTGTAAGTTCTTCAAATAACAATTCAATATTTGGCATTACTAAACGTTCTTCATATACAAGCATTGCCATGTCTTCATAATGTTTCTTAGCAACAGAAACAGTATCAGTACGAATACCAACAGCCTTTAGCTCATTCTGGATATCAAATGAGTTCCATCGGTCAAAGCTAACCATTCCTATATTAAATCCAAGTCTTCGTAAGTTTTGAATCCATTGCTTAACCTCCGAAAGGTTTACAGGACCTTCTCTACGAGGCTCCCACCATGCTACAGCATCTACTACAATCATTGGAACTACTTGTTCATAGTCTTTCATTACTTGAACAGATACCCACTTTTCAACGTGGGCAATAGCAACAGCACACTTGTCATGTCGCTGTGCAAGGTCAGCATGAACAAAATAAGTTTTCTCTTGGTCAGGCTCAAAGGTTTCATCAAAGCGTCTGATGGTGTCCAGTGGATTTCTAATAGTCATACAGGCTCTAACTTTTTCTTGCTGCTTAAAGAATGCATCGGATGCATAGGTTGGAATACAGGCAAAACGTTGCATGGCATCGCCAAGGTCTGTATAAAAAGCTAATTTAAAATCATCAATTTTTCGAGTAGGGTTTACTTCCCAAGTTGGTCTTTTAAGTGCAAATACTCCAGGATATTTGTAAGAAACAATTGTATCTTCATCCCACTCAATGTCTAGTGTATTTCCTTCTGTCTCTTCTGGCAAATCTGGATTCATAATAAACTTGTGAGTCTTTGTTATAACTTCTTTCTCGGCAATAACGGCATCGTATCTTTGGGAAATGAAGTCTCCTGGGTAGCGAGGGAATGATAGTAGGGCTACCTTGCCCAAGTCTGGAAAACGAGAGTCTACGGAAGCACGGAAGGCTTTATAGATATTGTCTGCAGTTTTGCCTTGGTCATTTCCAGTATTTACTTCTTGAGCAAAACCAGAAATCTCGTCAAGTACTGCTAGAAGAAGGTTAAGACCCTCGTGAGACTCACGCTCTGAGTGACCAGAATAAACCGTAATGGCATGGTCAAACTCAATGCTATCTGCTTTAGCATAAAACTTTCCAGCAAACCAAGGCGAACGTTCAATTTTAGATTTGAATCCTTTGAAGAATACATTCTTAGCTTGCTGTGCGTTAATAGCAACGTTAATGATGTCAATAGCGTCACCGCTTGGCTTACCAAAATAGCGAGCAGGGTCTTTAAGGCAAAGTAACTTATAAACAATATAGGCACACGCTACAGTAGATGTAAAGTCCTTACCAGAACCTTTACCAAGTTGTAGGATAACTTCATTCTTTGTGTACTTTTTATAGTACCTGCGACCTTCTGTGTCGCCCATGATATCAATCAAATCTTCCAGCTTGTAGATTTGACTCATTGCTTCAACGATATCGTACTGAACATCAGACAATGGTGGTTGTCCTAGATAGTCTGCACCTTCTACGAATGTACGAGCATTTACAGGTGTCTCAGCAAAATTGTTATTCTTTAGAACTTCAAAGAAATCATTGAACATCATTGACAATTGTAATTACCTCTTGCTCTCTGGATACCTGAGAAAGCCTACGCATAATCTCGTCACGAATCTGCGGATGCTCACTAGCAATATCACGAAGAATGTTTACAAGAATATCTTGCTTACGCTCAATCTCTAGCATCTCTTCTGCAAGTTCCTTGTTCTCAAGTAGACCAGCCTTTTGTAGCATATCAATACGCTTAGATTCAATATCAAGCACTAGTTTGATAGCACTTGTTTTAGCAGTTAAGTTTGCAGTTGTTGTAGCATCATCAATAACTTCATATGCTTTGCTAATTAGTTTATTATAATGAGCGTCTGCTCCTACCAATGCTTCTTTTGCTCTTGCACGAATAACAGCATTATCAGAAGCCATTTGCTTCCATTCATTTAGATACCCAACAACCTTCTGTCGTGGCATACCAAGTTCTTTAGAGATTTGGGTAGGTTCAGCACCTTGTAGATACTTTTCTACGACCTTATTTACTTGGTCAAGGTGTTCAATTAATTGTGCTTCCGTTGACACGCTTACTCCTCTTGCCTCTGGTTGGTATACGCTTTACACGGTCTACCTTGAAAGAACGAAATACCGATGGAACTTTATTGATAATCTCAAAACAGTCTACCCAGCTGGCTCCAGTCTCAGTGTTGGTTACATAGTAATCAACCTTAAACTTACCACCGTGTTCATCCTTAATTTTAATTATATCACCACGATTGATTTGAAAATCATTTACAAAAAAAGACTCTTCTCTATTAAACTTGAGTGAAATTGTTGGTGCTGCATATTTACGTCTGCGACCCATTACTTGTATTCTCCTTGTAGTCGTTTAATTTCATCTTGAATATAAAACATTGCTTTCTCTAGGTCTTGGATAGTCTTAGCTTCATCCTTAAGACCTGCTCTCCACAAATACTTAAATGCATTACCAACATTAAAATTACGATGTCTGGTAATCTGAATACATTCAACTCCACTGGGGTCAGAGGTGTAGTGTGGTGGATGGTTTACTTGGTCTACTGTAATCTTTAAATCTTTACTCAACGCTTTGATTTCCTTAATCCGAACTTGGCTAAATAAACATAGATAGTTTCTACGCTAGTACCGCATTCCTTAGCAATATCTTGTGGTGTTTTCTTGTCAACATGGAACCTCTTGCGAAGCCACATTTCATTCTGATATAATTTTGACATTTAATCTCCTTGCCCAATCATAAAAGTCTTGTTGTGATAAATCGCTTTTGGCTCTGTTACATATTTTACAGCAAGTAACAACATTTGTCAATAGGTAGCCCTGAGAAGAATCTATCCTGTCCAACCCATTATACTTAAAACCATATTCTGAAATCATATTGCCTGGTTTAGAGTCACAATAAAAACAATTTTGTATTGCTAGTTCTATCCACTGTTCTTCTGTAAGTTCCCACTTAATTGAACGTCTACTGGCGGTTCTAAGTACTAAAAGATATGTTCTGTGTGCAGGTGTTTGTAGCATACATGAACGACAGCCTTGTGACTTATGAGATGATAAATTAGATATGTAATTCCAAGTCTCATATCCGCACTCACAACGCATAAGTGCTTTTCTACTTTTGGGTGGAATATCTAGAATAGTCCATAGACCTTGTTTATATCCATTGTAAAACTTTCTTGCCATAAGAAAATTATACCATACTTTCAATACCCAAAT